GCAGCTTGGTTACCTACTTGGTTAAATTCTGCTTCAACCATACTCATTTCTAAGTAATCTTCGAAACGTAGTCTAGTTTCAGACTCAGCTTTTAAGTACCATAAGTACCCAGAAGTTCCGTCTTCAGTTGCAACTTCAACCCAACCGATTTGTGCCATATCAGAACCATTAACTACGTATTGGCTTCTTAGGATAATTGGTGAGTTAGAAAATTGAGTTAATACTGGATCTACAGATATTCTAGCTTGATTAGCACCGCCAGCAGCAAAAGCGCCAGCCATACTTTGACCTTTTTGGTAATCAGAACCATATACAAATATCTTAACTCCAACACCTGCAGCAGCAACTGCAAGTTGAACATTGTCAAACGGTTGGAAAACGATATCTCCAGCGTTAATACCACCAGCTACAGCTGCAGCATAAGCGCCTGAGTTAGTAACAATACCTTTTGATTCAGCTCCTGTAACAGGGTTCAATACAACGATAGTGTCATTAATTGAAACAGTGTTTACTGCAGGCGCTTGCACAGTAATAGTACTTGAAGTACCAGCAGCATTAGCTACTTGAACTCCAGAATAAGATATATGTAATCTATTTTGTTCAGACCAAATTACTTGATCACTTGACATTGGCATTTCAGCGCCAACCATTCTTAAGAAGCCAGATAACGTTCTGTTTCCATAACGTTCTACTTCTTGTTCGTAAATTTCAGGTAAATATTGTTGAGCAAAAGTATTTGTGTTTCCAGCTGTGTTAGCATTAAACTGTAAATAATTGCTGTTCAATATCTCCTGTGTTCCTGAAGGGATTAACCCTCCAAACTGTGGATTTAAAGCCATTTTTTGTTAGTTTTTTTTAGTTAAATTTTCTTGTTTTTATTTTTAGTTTTGTAGAGTCAGCACCACTAATTGCCTTCACTTTCATACCGTTAATAAATACTTCACCTTGAGATTTTCTAGCTTGAGAATCTACAGGGTTTTTAGACTTAGTAACAACGTCTTTAATAGCATCAGCTTTTCCTTGCTCATAAAAATGAGCTGCGATCCTGTCTACATTGTCGGCAGCGTACATAGCTTTGTGATAACCTTTAGTATCAGTAACATTACCTTCTGTGTCTAAGAACTTCCCGACTAGGTTATTAATGTTTGATTGGTTTTCAGCAACTTTATCTTTATTTTGAATATTGTACTTATAATTTGTTTCACCAACTTTAATATCGAAACCTTCGAAATCGTTGTTAAAAAGTTCTTTAGTACTTTCTTTAAATTTAGCATGTTGTTGCTCAGCTGTTTCTTGCTGCTTATTATAGCGATTGAAAAAGTCCATAGCTTTTTGTTGGTCCTGAGTTACGCCGGGTCTCAACTTGATTTCGTCGTAATATTTCTTTTTCGTTTCCTCTAAAAAGTTTTTTGCTTTTGCAATCTCTTCTTTTTTAGCGAGTTTCTTTTTACGGACGTCACGCTCCTCGTCCAAGTCTTCATCAAATGAAAAATTATCTTCCATGATAAATCCTATTTCTTCCTCGTTTAAATGAGGTTTAGCTTTTTTATAGTATTCTTTTAATAAAGTATTTTCATCAACGCTACTATAATCAGCATTTAATCTTGTATAATCTTCTATAGTTCCACCAGTTTCTTCCATAAATGAAACTAATTTTTCTATATTTTCAGGTAACTTTTTGCCTAATATTCTTTCGTCTTGTATAGCTTTTGTTACTTCTTTTTCAACTTCTTTAACTTCAGCTTCAGTTACTTCTTTGATCGGAGAAAACCCTTCAGTAGTCTCGTTGGACTCTTGTATAGGTTCTCCCACCTCTGCGCTATCTCCGGATGTTTCTTCCACAGGTACTTCCTTTGCTTCTCCGATTTGAATGGCATCTTCTTTAGGTATTGTTACTTTAGTTACTTCAGGTGCTGTTTCAATTAAAGGTTCTTTTATGTTAACTTTAATTGGTTCGTCACTTTGTTTTGTTAATTTTTTTGGTGTTTTCTTTTTAGACTTTATTTTAAAGTCACCTTCCTGTTTAACAGGTTCATTTGTTTTTGTTTCTGACATAATATAATATAATTAAATAATTAAATAATTAAGCAAAAGCTTGCATGTCCATACTATCTTTTTCTTCAAAGTTTATAGGTGGATCATCGTTTTGTCTTTGTGCTATTAATTCACTTTGTTGCGTGCCTTCCATTTTAATACGCTTATCTTTACGATCTTCAATTTCTTGTTCTTTTTGTTTTTGAGCCTGAGCTTCTAACTTTTTTAATTCTAAATCAAACTTATGTTGCATTTGCATTTTCTGCTGATCAAGTTGATGAGCAGTGTTCATGCGTTGTATTTCCATTTGATTTTTAGCTTGCTCTAATTTTACTGTAGCTCCAGATATAGCTTCTTGCTTTTGTACTTCAGCCATTGCTGTTTTTTCTGCAGCTTGAGCCTGCGCGTCTGCCTGAGCTTTAATGTTAGCTTGTTGCGCTTCTTGATCTTGTTTAGCTTTAGCTTTACGTTTAATCTTAAGCATTTGATTAGCTAATTTAAGATTTTTAATTTGTCTTAAATCTATAGCATCTTCTAAATCAATACCACCTTTTTGCAAAGCAACTTGTATGTTTTGCTCTAATTGTTGTTGCTCTTCTTCGTCTGGTTCTAATTCTAAGAATATACCAAAGTCATGTAAGTTTAAATTAGATACTTCAATTAAAGTGTTTACATTGTAATTAGATATAGAGTTTTGTAATGAAGCAGCGGTTAGTGGAAACTCTAATGCATCAGCTATTTTTAAAGCTATGTTTTCTGCTATTATAAGACTTATATATAAACTAGACTGCTTAATATGTCTTGTAGCAACATTAGACGCGTTAGCAGCTATCTTTTGTAATCCTACTAATGTTTGTTTGTCTGGTGTGCTACCATCACGAGCTTCATTAAGTCCGGTTACATCACGTATCATTTGTAAGTAATATTGATACGTATTAATAAGACTTTGTATTTTTTGTTGACCACTAGAGCTACTAAGTTCTTGTATTGGAACTTTACCAGCGTTCATGTCACCATCTTGCGTTAGTGATCTACCAACAATACTACCAGTTTGAAAATACATGTTTAATGCTTCTGCTGGGTTATAATTTGTACCATTACCTAAATCAACCTCTGCTAAACCATCCATGTCTAAATAAACACCATCAGGTACTATTCTAGACATAACTTGTTGTAGCTTTAAATGTGTTAATTGAATCATATCAGCAAAACCTATACATTTACTTACTAATGATTCTATTCTACCTTTATATATTCTAGGTGCACATATAGCATAGTTCATTTTAACTTTTGTAGTATCTGCAGTAGGTCTTGACATGTTCTCTGCAAGTTCCCATTTTAATATAGTATCAGTACCTAAAACTTTAGCACCGCTATATAAAACCTCTATAGATCTTGACACTCTTTCAAAGTTATCATTTTCTGGTGGATTAAATGTATCTGGCTTTTCTAAAGCTTTCATTAATCCTTGTTCTGTTTGTTTAATTTTAAATACTTGATTATGGTATGTTTTATAATCAAAATATAGAACCTGAACAGTGTTCTCATCATAATCACCCCAACCAGTAACGTAAGATCTGTTACCTGGCATTGCTTGTATTCTTTTTAATTCTTCTTCGCTAATATCTGGAAACTCTTTTTTAAGCTCAGGTATTGTTATAGCTTTTAATTCACCAACATAATATATGTCTTCAAAATTAGGATCTTCAGAATATGAATAAACCATATAAGCTGGATCAACGTAATCAACTGTAATTCCTTCAGCTGTATTAAAATTAGTTTTAGCAGCACCAATACCACAAACCGTTAAGTCCATGTTTATTCTACGTTTAACTAAATCATATTTGTTTTGTGCTAACACAGTAGATATAGCTTCTTCTTCTGCTATTTCAATTGACTGCTTATAACTAAGTTGCATATGCAGCTCTAGTTCTTCTGCTGTTTCTGGTATTACATCTTTGTTTGGGCTTTGATATAAATCAATACCTAATGTTGAGTTTAAAGAATCTAAATATTCTTTAGCAACCATATCTTCTTGTAATCTTGAAGCGTATTCTGTTCTTTTCTTTATAGACTCAGGATCTTGAGCGTAAGCTTTTATGTCATAGCTTTTGTTTGATATACCGTTAACAACAATATCAACAAACTTAGATAATATAGGAACTGGCTTCCAGTCTAAATTAAGATAAGACAAATCACCATTAATAGATAACTCATCTTTGTATTTTTGTATACTTTGTTCACCACGAGCGTACAGTCTTAATTGGTGAAATTGATTCCAATTAGTTAAATATCTGTTACCAGAAGTTCTGCCTTGACCAAACCACTCATATTCTATCGCCATAGCAACTTGACTTCCGTATTCCAAACTTGCTTTTTCAGCATCACTTACTACTTGACTAGGGAAAGCACTGTTTGTGTTAGTATATATATTCATTTAACTTATAATTTTTGATGTAGTTCCTTGATTATTGTATTTTTTAATACCTAAATCTATTGCTTTTAATTCAATTTTATTAACTGGTGAGTATCTATGTTTATTGCAAGCCATTAAAGCTAGTCCTGAACTAATAGAAGCATCATGCGATGTTCTGTTGTTTATATTAAATTGAGCCCAGTCTTCTAATGTTCTTTGAAAGTAAGTATCACCATAACCTGTTTCTCTTTTACCAACAAAGTTTTCTATGTATGTTTCTATTGCAGACGCGTGAGCTTGTTTTATGTCTTCGCTAGAATTAGGTATACCACCTATTTCTCTTTCTGTTATAGATAATTTATTTCTTTTTTTATCTGGCCTGTTCATTGCAAAACCTCTATAACCTCTACGTTTGAAATAATATAATAATCTAGGTTTATTGTTTTCTGCTAGTATTGGCATACCATAAAATACGCAAGCCATAAGTACATCTTCAAAAAATATTTCAGCTGTTTGTGGACGAGCGATATATTCTAAGAAAAAATGATTTGGCGGTACTTCTTCCATGCTAAACTTAGTTAAGCCATGTAAAGAACCGTTAGAACCTCTTTTGTCTACCGTACCTGATATATCATATGGATCACATCCAAAAGCACCACAGTGCTCATTGCCAGGATAATTAATTCCGTGTCTTGTAAATCTTTTGTTTTGTAAATGTATTGGTGGTACCCAAGTAATTAAAAATCTACCATTTTTGTTTGGCATAAAAATTACTTTACTATCCTTTTGTCCGTTTTCCCATTGAAAACTACCTTTAGTTACTTGCTTAAAGTTTTGTACGTCTTCGTTAAAATCTATTTGCTGATAAATTTTAGTTAGATTAAATAAAGATTGTTTTGATTCATCTCTAAAAGCATGTTTAGTTGTACGAGGAAACTGTCTATAAAATTCGTTTAAACCGTCTTGATCATCTTTAAGACCTTCTACTTCATTATTCCAGTATTCAATAACCCCGATTTTGATTGGCGTTCCATGAGGTCCATACACTTTTTTTGATGGTGTTTCGAAGACAGGATAGCCATAAGAATCAATGTATCCCTCGTAATTCCACTCCATAGGAATGAACAAAGAATATAATCCTGAACGAGTTTGTCCATTGGCATTTCTTTTTGTAACGTCTGAGTCATCGTATAATTTTTTAAAGTTTCTACCACCTTTATCTAAAGCGTTTGATGTTGATCCCATCATACACTTACCAATAATTCTAGAACCTAGTCTTAATGTTGTTTTAGTAACACGCCAATTATTTTGTATATCATTAGGTCTTTCCCATTTACCACTTTCATCATGTACTAATAATCTTAGTTTTTCACCATCATAAGCATTGTCACCTGTATTTTTCCAATCAATAGTTGTATCAAGTCCTGTTATATCTTCTTGTTTATCTGTAGAAACTATAGACCTTCTTGTAAACTTAGAAGCTGGCACGCGATACGCTAGCTCTGTTTTCGGTCGATCCATACCATCTTGTATTGGTTTGAAAAAGAAAGGATAATTAACCGATATTGGTACTACCTTATCTGTAAACATTTTTTTAGCATCAGCACCTGACTTTGATAATATACCAAAACGCGCATCGGTTGATATTGTAGCCATGTTAACAGTTTCGCCAGA